GTGCTTAAGCGTACAGTCTTCTAGCGTTGAGGGAATTGCACCCTCGGCAATTAACTTTTCCATCCCTTCTTGCACAATCAAAATATCTTGCCTAAATTTAATTTTGGCAGGCGTATTTTGAAACAGCGCGGGATCGTAAGTTACTTTCACACAAGCACCCAAGACAGCGTTGCCTCATCCCAAACGTATTCTTTACCGTCGGTTGGGTACGGCACAGGTGATTGCCATTCCCATGTTGGTGCGCTAATCGTCCACGATGGGTAGGGTTGAGGTGCGTAAAACACATCGTTAACCGCATCATAGGTGTATCCGATACCGGCATAGTTGGCTCTCAAAGCCACGCCGCCATCCGATTTGCCGTTTTGACCGTAATGAATGCCGCCACGGGTGTTGTAGCTAGTCTGCAACCATGTGCCAGGGCTTGTGTCTTTAAAAGTTTTAAAGAAGTCAGCATCGGCCACGATAACTTCAACGACCAAACCGTTTACTACTTTTGCATAATTACTCATGTTTAACCTCAAGCTGTGTATGTGCCGCTGCTAGTGAATGTATGCACCCAAACTGTTGATGCGCCCGAACCGGAACTTGTGACCGTGCCGCCAGTTCCGCGTTGAGTTGTATTTGTGTAGGAGATAATAACAATACCTGAACCACCTGCACCACCTGCGTAATTTGCGCCTGAGCCACCACCGCCACCGCCACCTCCGCCGGTGTTGGCTGTACCGGCAGCACCCGCTGCGGTATACCCACCTAACCCGCCACCGCCATTACCACCTGCACCGCCAGTTGCACCGCCGGTGTTTAGCGTACCGCCACCACCACCACCAGCATAAAAAACAGCAGATCCACTAAGGCTGTTAGATACGCCCACGCCACCTGCGCTAGGGAGTTGATTGCTTGCGTTAATTGCCGCAGCCCCCGCACCGCCACCACCACCTGACGCTTGTGTAGCACCGTTGCCGCCGTTAAAGCCTTGGCCCGAAGTACCTGTACCGCCTGTGCCTACACCACCACCACCACCAAAACCCCCGCCGCCTGAACCACCAGGGCCACCCGAGCCGCCTGAAACACCAACGCTGCCTTGACCAAAGCCACCGCCAAGAGCAGTAGCTAAGAAGACAATAGTGCTATTGTTTCCGACTGCACCATTTGCTGCGGCTGTGCCACCCGCCCCGCCCGAACCAATAGTGACGGTGTATGCAGAACCTATGGCTAAAGATGAACTTCCTGTAAGTAGACCGCCAGCACCACCACCACCTGCTGAACCTGACCCACCCCCGCCGCCTGCGGCTACGATAAGATAATTAACCGAATAGCCGGATGCTTGGCTAAAGTTGAGCCACGCCGAAGCGGTTACGTCGTACCATTCAGGGTTACCTGTTGTGGAGTTCATGCGGATCATGCCGGTAGTGGGCGACGCAGGTCGTTCCACGGTAGTGCCAACAACCAATTGGGAAGCGCTTGTGCGCGTCATTAACTGAAAGCGTGTGCCGTCATAAAGAATGATGTAGGCTGCACCGGCAACAATATCATTCGCCACTAATGCTACAGAACCGGCTTTGGTAATTGATTTAGCGCCTAATACGTCGATGTTTATCGTTACCGCGCCGGTGTTGTTGTTTTGAGCAACAAAGCTGTATTGTGCGCCGGTTGTGTACGTTTGGATTGTAGGTAAGCCTAAAGCCGTTAACGTATTAGTGCCTGTAACAGTTAACAAATTGTTAACGGAGGTTACATCGTTAATGGCTGGAATGTTGTCATACGAACCGATTTGAACGTACGTTGATGACTTCAGCACAAACTTGTAAAACGATCCACCAGTTAACCAAATTTCAGACGGTGTACGCCCTGCGGCGTCCAACACAATAGGGTTGGTGTTGCTAGCAGTAGCTTCGCGTGAAGTGTAAGTTGTCACAGGCGTAGACGTACCGGCTGCGTAAACGTACAGCAAACCGCCAGTTAAGGGCGCGCCGTTACTGTCAGAGAACTGAGCACCGGCGCCCGCAAAGGCTGAAAAATTAATCGACATTAGACTATTCCTGTAATGACGCCGTTGACAACCGTCACGGTTTTAGAGTCGGCTGTAGTAAACGTACCGGACGCAGCACCCGTACCTGCGCCTAGTTGTTCGTACATTGAATTGATAAACCTATACCACTCGCGCGAGATCAGTCCTGTTGCGGGGTCAACAAGAGGAACGCGAGGTGCAATGATTTGTGTAGGGTTCATGATTTGGTTGCCGTCACATCAAGTTCAGCCGCCATGATGGCAATCTTGACCGGATCGGTGCCTGAAATCTCATACACCCGATCGCGCAACTTTTCAGTCATGCCAAGACGACGCCAAATGACACGTTTGCCGTACTCGCCGACTCCACCCATTGATTTCCAATGCTCGTTTGACCAAGTGTGGCCACCATCATCTGACCAGCGCAGCATGACTTGGGGTTGCACAAAGTCGTCCTCGGCAATAATGATTTCAATTTGATCGACAATTCCAATTGAGCCCGTCACTATGAAAGGACTCAAGTACACACGCCCTGGCACCTCGGTCACGCCTGGCAGACCCACGCCGGTTTCGCAAATTAATTTAAGCGAGTGTTGAGCGGTACGCGTAAAGTTATTGGTGCCGGTGGGCAACGCCCGCCACGAACGCAACCACTTCTGAGTGCGTGGGCCGTCCGAATAGACATCTAAATCAAAAGCGTACAGATTACCGTTTTGAAAATCTCCTACGATAATCTCTTGGTTAAACGACACTTGGCAGTTGCTGCGGTGACGACTAAACGCGCCATTTGTAAAACTTGCCCGCTCATGCCACGCTTGTGCGGCGACATCAAATACCCAAGTCGCTTGCGCGGCGGGAAAGGTTAAAACGTAGAACGCATGACCGTCTTGCTGATAAGTGTAAGCAATAGCATCTGAGATGTCGCCGTACTGCTGAATCTGCCACTCAACTGCGTGGGTGCTGATCCGCACACCGGTGTAGCCTTGCGAGCGGTAGACGATCCCGCGCCCACGATCATCCGCGCCTAACCAAAACAGCCCATTATCCAATTTGGCAACAGAAAATGTTGCAGCGCATCCAATTTCATTGAACGCGCCTTGGATTCTTTGTAAGGGAAAACCCGCACCTGCGGCTGCTGCGTTGTACCAAACCTCAACTGAATTTGTACCAAACAACCAAATTTCAGAATGGTCAGTAATAGAAGATATTAGATTGTCAGGATCGCCCTCTGCGCTTGCAAAATCAAGTGGGTCGATGGTTGTAGGGTCTAGCAGCGTAGTCGTCCAGACGCGCTGGCTATTGGGCTCTATAAACACAAAGTAGCCACCAAGGTACGACACGGTCAACGCACCAGGGAAGTCAGCGTCAACAATTTGCCCAAACGAGTCGGTAACAGCGTTATAGACGTAACTTGGCCCGTTACACGCCACCATTAAATGAACGCCGTCGTCGGTCATTGACACGGGGCCGTCGTTTGCTACCGTGCCAAGATACGAAATAGTGTATTGAGTGTCTAATTTGTAAAGCGTGTTGCCCGACACAACGTACATATAGTTGTCAAACGTCCACAGCCCTCGCACGGGGCCTGTGCCAACGGTGGTCAACAAACGCAGCCCAGGCGCACGATTTAAGAACGCAGGCTCTAAACCGCCCTCGGCAATCACCTCGGGAAACAAGTTGATCATACGGTTGTCGGCAGCGTTGACGCTGCGAGCCGTATAAGCGGAGCCGAGGATAGGTGAACGCATTAATAGTTGCCCGCAAAGATATTGAAGCGCTGACGCGTTGCAACAATTGAGTACGGCAACGACATAATATCGTCAGGGTTGTTGATGCGTTTGAGATTGCGCTTAGAGTACATTGCAATGCGCGACACTTGGGGGCTAGGCTCAACACCAAACTCAGGTGCAATCTCACAAGCCAAGTTGTAGCGAAACGCGCGAAGGTATCCTGGTGGGAACGCCAAGGGCGTTGATAGCAACGCAGCGGTAGTCAATTCCTCGACCGACACAATGTGCCACTCCAATACCTTAGTGGGCACCGGATAGACGGTCATCGTAATGTCGGGGTAAGTCATATTGACAAACATGACTTGCGGGTAAGTTGACGTCACGGTCTTGACCGCAATGCCGTTGTACTGTTGCTGGTTGATTAGCTTGATGCCAAACGAAATGTTAGATGACGGATCACGAAAGTAAGTCGAGTCATCTATCAGAATAGGGCGGTTACCTACAAAGTCGCCCGTGGGGCCGAGAGTGCGTGTGGCAAAGCCTGGCAACCATGAGAAGATTTGATCTTGGGTTGAAAACACCGACAAACGCTCGGTGTTCCATGAGTCAATCATCTGATTGAGTGCGACTAACGCATCATTAGCGGTCGCAGCAGACGGTTCTTCACCTTCAGCCAGTTGACCGATTAGGCGTAACGCCCCATTGATTTGATCACCGGCTGTGGTTGTAGTCATCCCTACTCCGTTTTACGACGTCGTTTTAGCTCATTCACAGGCGCAGCCTCTACTTTAGGCGCGTCTAAATTATATACTTCCCACCCGTTTTTGACGTCATCTTCGGCTTCCACATCGGAAATTGCCACTTTGTTGCCGTGTATCGGGTGCTTAAGGTAAATGTGCATTCAGAATCCTTGTGCGAGGGGCGAGGATCGCCCGCCCCTCTTTGCATTAACCTGCGACGCGGTAAGCGACGTAAGTTGCTTCAGCGGTCTTGCGAACGCGCCAATTGCAAGATGTTGCAGCCGAAACAGCAGCGGTACCCACTAAAGTCACGCCGGTGTTAGCCGTGACAGTTGCAGCGTTAGTTGCGCCCGTGTTAATGATAAAAAAGTCAAAACAGCTATTGACTTTCATGCTTGGGAACGCTGCGTCCATTAACGCGCCTGTAGGCATAGTCAATGCAACAGCAGCACCCGTGTAGGTGATGATGCCGGTTGCTAATTCAGCAGCAGTCAGAGTGGCTGCGGCTGTTTTAGCTGTAGGAGTCACTTGCGTGACCATGTTGATTTCGGTTTCGTTGCCGTCGCCGAACTGATAACCGCCTGCGCCATTTGGAAGAGTTGGCATGATGAAATTCCTTTAAAAAGTTTAGAAAATGGGGCTTAAAGCCCCACTCTATTTAGCCCCACAAACGAACGGCGGTGACCGGACGAACTGCGTTAAAGCCGTACAACACGTCAATACGGCAAGGCATACGGTCGTTGTTGATGTCGTACTGACGTACGATACGCAACGAAATACCGTTATGCACTTGGCGCGAAGCCATGTCAACGCCTTGTGGCAACAGCAAGTCAGCAGTCGCTAACGTGATCGCATCTTTGTGATAGATCAAGTTTTGCGGGTACGCTGTAGCCGATCCACCCAAGAACGTCAGCACAGCGCTAGCTGCTGGGAACGCATTGATAGTAGCCAAGGCGTTAGCTGAAGTAAACATAGGTGGTTGAACTGACAGCGTTGCGGTAGTTGTTGACGAAACAGTTACGTCAGCAGTTACGACAAACTGTTGCAGCGAGCCAGTTGTTTGACGGGTTTGTGGGTTGACTGCAAACACGTTGGCGATAGTGAACACGTCACCAATCTTGAACGTGGGTGAGCCGCTTGTGAAGCTGATGTCAAGCGATGTTGCACCTTGGGTAGTCACAGCAGTTGCCACGATTGGGGCAGTTGGTGTAACACCGGTTGTGTGCTGAACAATCGACTGCGACATATTGATTTCGTCTAAGCCCAATACGCCTTCGCCCATCATACCGTTCTTGAACTGACGGCTGATAGTACCAGTTGGGTTAAACAGACCTTTCAAGCCCTCGACCAAACCGGCGTTGGCGGCTGGGTTAACAGTCGCATAACGTGGGCTCATGGGGGTGGCAAACTCGTTGAGTTTCTGTTGTGCTGAAAGCAAAACCGAAGACGTTGAAGGAGTTGTGCCAGGTGTACCCACCGAGTTGTAAATGCTTTTGTAGCAAGTTGCTACGTCAGCATCGACGCTTGATGCCAATTGCGACACACGGGGCTTGAGAACGCGTTCTGCAAAGTCATCCAATTGCATGGTGAGTTCGGCAGACGTGAAGTTCACGCCAATGTGCTTTTGGGTTGAAACAGTCAAAGTTGTAAACTGTTCGTTGTCGTCTTGCACTTGCAAGGCGGCACCGTCGGTCACCAAGGCGCGGTCAGGTAGACGAATACGCAGGGTTGAACCGATTTTTGCGCCTTCAATGGCGAATGAATCGTCGTACTGACGATTGACGTTGCGACTGATCACCAAGTTGTTCTCGAGGATTTCGAGGGATTTACGGGTGATCATGTCAATGGTTAGAATGCTATTGGCCATGATAATTTCCTAAAATAAGTTAGCGGAGGCGCGCTTCGTGCTTCTTTACCTGTCGCGCTCTTTCGGCCTCAATCCACTCAGAAGTAGACATTGACTTGATAGAGCGTGGATCAGTCGTATCGTATGCCGGTGAGCCGGTCGTACGGGCTGAAACAGGTGAAATAGGCGCTGGCGCGTTTGAAGTCTTTTTGACCGGTGGGTTTGCGGCTAACTGAGCCTCAATCTTTCCGATCTCTTTGGCTTGCATGATAGGCGAAAGACGTGAAATCCGTTCCGCTTCTCGGGGGTTTGCGCCTAAGTGGTAAGCCACTTCGGGGCCATTGTCCGAGGCCTGAATGGATTGGGCCATCACGGTAGTAATTGGCAAATTCGGGTTGTATGCGACTTGTTCAAAGTCCTCATACTTCGCACGAACTTCCTCTTCCTTGTCGTGATAGGTTTCGAGTATTTCAGCTTGCTGCTTGCGCTGCTCTCGCTCGGCTAGTTTTTGCTCCGCACGTTGTTCTGCCAAGGCTTCGACATAATCTTCGTTTGAGGCAAACTGCTCGGGCGTGACCGGTGCTTGAGGCGCAACAGGTTGAACCGCTCTTTCCCTTTCCCACTTTCGCTGCTCGCGTGCGAGCCGCTTGCCGATGGCTGCGTCTAATTCCTCTTGTGAAAAGGATTTAGGTGCTGCTTCGGGTACTTCCGGCGCAGATACTTCAACTACCGGTTCTGCCGTAACTTCCGGTGTCGGCGCGGGCACTTCCGCTTGGCTTACTTCGTCTGACATTTGTAACTCCGAGGAGTCCTGGTGGATCGCACCAGTACGATTAGTATATTACTTAGATTCTTGCCTTGCAACATAATTACGCCGTATACGATCCTGACGCGTTAAAAGTCAATATTGTGTTTGAGCCGCTAGTAGTAACGGTAGGCGAGCCTGTGGTTGTGCCGGTGTATTTAGCCGTTGGGATGGACAGAATGACAACACCTGACCCGCCATTTCCTACCACGGTGCTTGCAGCCCCACCACCACCGCCAGTATTTGCGGTTCCTGAAACGGCATAAACACCTCCGCCGCCTGTACCACCAGTTCCGGTATTAAACCCTCCACCGCCACCAGCATACGTTACTGCGGAACCTGTAATAGAATTTGATAACCCATTTCCGCCGTTAAGGTTAGCACCTACCGCACCTGCGCCGCCGCCGCCGCCTCCGCTTGTAACGGCAACAGAATTACCGCCTGCATTACCTTGACCGCTTGTTCCACTACCACCAAATGCAGCAGCCCCTCCCGCAGCACCGCCGCCAGACCCGCCAGCAACGCCGGTACTTCCCGCATTCCCTGAACCGCCGCCGCCGCCGCCAATTGATGTAGCAACAGTTGAAATAACGGAATTGCTGCCATTAGTCCCTACCGCTGTACCAACTAACGATCCAGCACCCCCCGCACCAATTGTGATTGTGTATGTTGTTCCTGTAGCTAAACTTGCTGTAGAAGTAAGCAATCCCCCTGCACCCCCACCGCCGCCATAGAAAGCACCCCCACCGCCACCGCCAGCAACAACAAGGTATGAAATGCCGTAGCCTGGGGCTAGAGTGCCCGACGAAGTAAACGTATGTATAGTGTTTCCGCTTGCAGTTGTAACTGTTCCGCCAGAAAACACTTGCGTACCTGCGTAGGAAATAATGACAACGCCTGACCCGCCCGAGGCACCTACACCAGCTCCCGCTGCACCGCCCCCTCCGCCGCCGCCAGTATTTACCGTACCCGCAGTTCCGTTACCTACTACAGAACCACCAGCACCTCCACCTCCTGAACCCCCTGCACCGCCAGTTCCAGTAGAAGATGTAGTGTAGGCAAACCCCCCACCCCCACCTGCGTAAGTTGTTGCGGTTCCTGAAATAGAAGATGAGGAGCCATTACCGCCTACACCGCCTTGACCTACTGTGGTTGACCCATTGCCGCCGACAGCACCCGCGCCGCCACCACCACCACCTGTGTATATAGTTGCGCTATTAAATCCATTGCCCCCAGCATTACCTTGACCTGAAGTTCCTGCACCACCTGCGGTTGAATAAACTTCACCGTCAGACCCACCGCCGCCTGACCCGCCGGATGCAGCAGCTCCGTTTGAAAAACCACCACCAAAACCACCACCTATTGAAGTTATAGTGGTTAAACCGGTGCCTGAAATTACTGAGTTATTTCCGTTTGTGCTTACCGCCCCACCTGCTCCTACCGTTACGGTATACGTTGTAGACGGGTTTAAAGAAGCTGTGCTTGTTAATAACCCACCCGCACCACCGCCGCCAGCCGCGTTGCCGCCGCCGCCACCACCACCCGCTACAACAAGATACGTTGCAATAACAGGTGCAGGGCCAAATATGGCTTGGAAGAGGGTGTGGTAAGCAAACATTAGTAGGTATACCCTTGTGATGCTGTGCCGTACCAGTTTGTACCATCTGCAATAAACGCAAGGATGTCTAACTTACCAACCGTTGCAGTAATTGTCGGCGCGCCAATTGAGCCCCACTTGACACCCGTAAAAGTTGCCGTAGTCGCTGTGCCCGATGCGGGTTGCTTGAGCAACAAAGTAAACGATTTACCGGCGGTTGCCGTGGGCATCGTGAACGTACAAGCCGTGGCAGACGTCAGCGTTGCCGTCAAAATCGTACCGGCGGTAATGGCTAAGGTGGCTGATGCACCGACCGTGCCGCTTGCGACAATGGTTTCGGTGTAAGCGGTAGGTACAAAACTAGTTGATGATGTGAGTGTAGTAAACGCGCCGGTGTTGGGCGTTGTAGACCCGATAGCTGGTGGTGACACCAAACTTAGTGTTCCGCCTAAAGTCAAACTGCCTGATGATGTGACCGTACCGGTCAAGGTCAAGCCGTTAACCGTACCTGTACCGGCGACAGAAGTCACCGTACCTGTAGCCGCTGTTGTCCAAGTCGGCACAAAACCCGCACCGGCTGACGTTAACACTTGACCGGAAGTTCCCGCCAAAGTGGCTAAAGTCAGACCTGATGCAATATCTAATGTTGTGACTTTGGCTGATCCGGCGGTTGTAGCACCAAGGCTTGTGCCGTTAATTGACCCGCCGGTAATGGCAACAGAACTTGCGGCTTGGACAGCCATCGTGCCAAGACCAAGTGCAGTCCTAGCCGCAGAATCAGTCGTTGCACCGGTGCCGCCATTGGCAATAGCTAACGTACCGGCAAGAGTAATCGTGCCCGAGCCTGTGACCGGCCCACCCGAGGTGGTCAAGCCTGTTGTGCCGCCTGACACATCAATGCTTGTGACCGTACCTGAACCTGCGATGTTTTGCCAGGTTGGGGCAGACGCGCCGTTGGAGGTCAACACTTGACCTGATGTGCCCGTTGCACCGGCTAACGACAAGGTTGAATCAATGCGTAAAGTTGTGACTGTAGCGGCTGCTGGGGTCGTGCCGCCAAGAATTAAACTGTTAGCTGTACCGCCTGTAATGGCGACGGCACTAGCGTTTTGGGTAGACATCGTACCCAAACCGGTAATATCGGTATTGGGGATGGTAGCTGACGCTGTCAGGGCTGCTGTGCCTGTACCTTTGACGTAACCCGTCAAAGTTACCGCCCCCGTGCCACCAAACGGCACCGTAATAGCCGAACCATTCCACGCACCGGCAAGCACCGCACCGGTCAGCGTAATGTTACGAAAGGTTGCATCGTTTGATGCGTCTTTGACCGATAACGTGCCGTTAACAGCAGGTACGGTAATCGTAAAGTTACCGACTGCATCAGCAGAAGATAAGGTGGTTGTGCCGCCTAATGTATCGGCATTAAAGATTAAGCGGCTCATGGCAATCCTCTATTCGTAGATGACAGTTGCAGCAACCGTACCGCTAATCACCACGTTTAGCCCTTGGTTAAAAAAGCTGCCGTCGTAATTACCCATTGGGTAATAGGTAGCCGCAACTGGCGTAAACACACCAAACATTGTGGTAGCGGTGCCTGATTGCACGTCATAAATGGTGATTGTGGGCGTGGCAGACGCAGCACTTACAAAGATGCCTTTTAGCTTGCCTTGTCCGACTTTGATTTGTTTAGACGCCGTGATGTAGGTGTAATTTGCCATGATATGCCTTACGAAAGGAATTTGAGTCGATAAAGCGTGGAAAGATAAAGGGTAATGATTTCGTCAATCAAATTCTGTAAAGCTGAATCTGTTTTGTCGCAAATGTCGTAGCGATATTTTTCAATATCCTCAAGTTGGTCTTCTAAGAACTCGGTCACGTTAGCCGTCTTCTTAGAGGATTGCAAAGTAATTGCGCCAATCATGCCGTTGCGGCCTTGGTAGGCTTCGGCAAAATTGTCAGTCAAGTCAATGATATTCTCATAGAACTTTTGCAACGCTTTGTGCTTGGAATAGCTGCGTGTGTTCAGATGTACGCTATGCGTAACATCGCGCGCTAAGAAAAACATTCCTACGAAATCTGCAACTTTCATTGTTGTGGTTCCATCATTGGTGGTTGCATTTGGTCGGGTAGGGGCTGCATACTTTCAGGCGGCATCATCTGCTCGGGTGGCATCATTGGAGGTTGCTCGGGCATCTGAAACTGCTCACGCTGTGGGGCGCCGCCAATCAGATCACCCGTATCCAAGGCAGCGGCAACCGTACCCATCACGATGTCTTGGATTTGCTCAAAGGTCATGCCCGCTTGGACTGCTGAGATACGTTTGGTTTCAGCATCAAACGCTTTGATTTGCGCCTCATAGTTTTTGCGCTCAATGTCCTGTGCTTCCATAGACTTAGACACGTTTTGCAGCATCCCGTGCATCTGCTCCATCTCTTTAGCCATTGCTTGCATCTGCTGCTCGGCGGCTTGGAGTGCTGGGTCTTTGTCACCATCATCCATGAGTTTTGGATCAATGGTCTTGGCAAAGCGTTTAGCCATCTCTTGTGCGCCAGGCCAATCCATGTTCTTAATAAACAGATCGCCAGCCACCGCCCACAGTTGGGGGTTGCCTTGGAGCAGTTGACCCATCGACTCCAACGCCTCTTGGCGTTTGGTCATGTAGCTTGGGCCGGTTGTAACCATCACGTCGTACGTTCCGACACCAGGGTTGTAAATGCGGTCAATTTCTATACCGTTTTGGTCAACTATTTTCTTAACCGGTTCTTGCTGCATGGGGTCGATCTTGGCTGAATCAGGCTCGCCGTCCTCGCCCATGATTCTAGCTACCCGCTGGGTGTCGTAGATTTTAGGCACTAAGCCAATGATTTGGCGCGTGATGTGGCGTACCGCACGCGCAAGATTGTCAACGTAATGATAAGTGCCGGTATCAGCCTGACGCTCACGCGCCATGATAGCCTTGCCAGAACGTTCATTGGACGTTTGCCCGAGGCTAGAGTCATATTGCCCTGTTGTACTCTTAATATCGTCGCTAGCACCCGCTTTGGCTTGCAGCAAGCCACTTGAAGCCATAGGGGGTTGTGCGCGTTGTGGTAACGGCAAAGGTGAACCCGCACCGTCGGTCACATCAGGGTTAACTTCAAGGTAAGGCCAGTTGGTCGTGTTGGCAGTCTTCCAGTTTTGTTCGTAGCCTTCAAACTGACCGCCGTAGCCGATAAACGGTGCTTTGGGCGCCAAAGCCAACATCTCCGCCTCTTGGCTCACCCAATAGTTGTACATACGCTGTGCATCCTTGGCATTACGAACAATGCCCGACACATGAATGCGTCCGTCAATCTCAAATTCGTTGCCAACCACCCGCACAACCGGAATCCAATCACCTGCCCAATCGTTATGCTCAAGCACTTCAAAGCCGTTAATCTTGCAATGCTTGACCTTTTTGATGTCAACCAAACGGCTCTTGATCGGCTTCATGCCCAACTGAACCATTTGCTGGTCTTCAGGCGAGCCCTTCATGGCACTCACATTGCCGTAGTAGAGGTTTAGCGTAGCTTTTTCATGCTCGACGTAGTAATAATCAGCAATCCGAATGGTGTCTACGCTTAACCACGGTGCGTAGGATTCATTCCCCACGCTTTGCGCTTGGAGCGAGGACACGGGTTGTGCATCCGGAAACATACGCTCAAAGTCTTCGAGCATAAGGTCTTCGGTCACAAAACACCATTGGGCGTCCGAGCCGCACGGGTCTTGGATCGTTGGATCCATGTAGACTGAGAATGAGTTGCGAATACGCCCAATCTTGATGTTTTGATCAAACGAATTGGGGCTTTCGTACTCGGTGAGCAGCCGGATATAGCCCTCACCATACGCCACTTGGTTCTCGCAAGCGGTGTCATACGCCACATCTGCGTCAGACATATACTCAATGTGACGCACCATGCCATTAAAAATTTCAGCCACTTCAACGTCAGCCTTGTCGTCAGCGGGGATTACTTTTCCGCTTGGTCGATTTTGACGTTGGTCGTTGGTAACCTGGCGAACGTGCTGGGGAAGCTTGTTGATGGTAAGGCAGGGGCGCGCATTGATGGTCTGACCCTGAACTGAGCCCCGAGTAGCCAAGACGTCGGCTGGCCATTGGAACTGATTATCAGGGCTTGCTGCGTAGAATCGAAGATCATCAAGTTCATCCTCACGGCTATCAGAATAGGCGGCAATCGCCATTGTCATGCGATGCAATGCGGTTTCTATGATGTCTTTGTCTTTCATACCAATCCGATTACGTCCTTGTCTTTCATCAGGATCAAATCTTCGTATTTGCGGTCAATTGTACCGCTGTACATGACGTGATCACCTACGGCAACCATCAAAGGGCGTTTAGAGTCTTTTCTGCCAGGACCCACGGCGACGACCACGCCTGTGCGGGTGTCTTCCTCGGGTAGAATTAACAACCCGCTTTGCACAAACGGGTCAGGGCGCACCGCAATATTGTCGTGTAGAGGTTGGATCATTTCTTCTTTGCAGTTTTGGCTGATTGTTTAAAGTCTTTGGCGGTCGGGGCGTTTTTTGACCCGACTTTGTTCATCTTCTCGCCCGAGCCCTCTTTGATGCGCTCGCGTTTAGCGTGGATATTTGCGTAGAGTCCAGCTTTAGCCATGATTAACACTTCCACCGTTTAAGGGATGCTTTTGCACGTTCGCCGTCTTTGGCATGGGCTGCAACCGCACCCATTCTTGCACAAAAGGACGCCTTGCGCCCTTTGTCAGCATCAGTCTTAGGGTTGGGGGCGGGTGCTTTTAGGTTTGAGCCAGTTTCCGCATTGTACTTGGCTCGGCCCTTGGCAGTTAACCCCGCACCTTGAGAGGCGGGTAGTTTCTCGCCACGCCCCACAGATAAAGATACGGATTTCTTAGCCATTATGCACAATGAATGATTGCAAAGTTAAGGACAACAGCCTCAGACAAAGAGCCGCCGCTAATGTTACGCAAGGTAATAGTTGCCGAACCCGCGGCCATGCTAGACACCCAACAGTTGTAAGCACCGGCAGTTGCCGCACCCGACACGTTTAGGATCAGTACGTCTTTGGCTGACAACACGCTGTTGGTCAACGTAAAGGTTACGTTAGTCACAGTCGCCAGTGAAGCGTTGTTCATCGTAATCTGACCGGCTGACGTATTTAGCGTCACACCGGTAGATTTGCTTGTAAGCTGAGTGACCGCACCTTGTGCCGGAGTTCCATAACCAATCTCTGTGTCTGCGTAAACAGTTGTACCTTCGATTGTGCTAGGTGTTGCTAAGCCAATAGGCGAATTGTCAACGGTACCGCCAGAGATAATTTGATCGCTATACGCGACACCGATTGCTTGTGTATTAGGCATTTCAAGCTCCCATCCAAGAAGTTTGTAAACTATTAGTTGATTGACTACGGCGCTTTGGTTCTGCGTACTCTCGGTGCGCGACGGGGAATGCAAACGTCACGCATATAGCATCTGCTGCATCAGGCGAGGCTAACCCCCGCGCTTTCATGTCTTTCTTAGACTCTAAAAAGATCGTACCTTTAGAGTCGGGCTTCATTACAGGTGATATTAAATCAGTTTTAAGTATCCTGTCACTAGGAATCGACGCAGTTTTGAGCCATTGACGCATATCACCCCACATCTGAGCCCTTAAATTACCATACATAAGCGGATTTTTTGATTTATTTCCAAAATTGACCCCCCGAATCTTGTATCGCTGCTCTTTTAGGCGGTCTACAACGCCCCCGCCCACGCCGCCTTCGTCGATCACGACCAACGCGGGCTTATATTCTTCGATTGTTTCGATTACATGGCCGACTACGGTCATCGTATCGTCGCCTTTGAAGCGTTTGATGCCAATAATGTCACGCCCTTGGCGTATGGCGATTACGGTTGAGTCAGAACCAAAGCGCGCAGGGTCAACGCCCACGATAATGGGGGCGGACAGGTCTTTGAGCCGTGGCCGACGCATGGCCTCATCCACAATCAAGCTTGAAATAAACTGATCATCACCGGCAGACGGGAAGTCACCGTAGACCTCAACCGCAGCTTGTGATGAATCGGCGCCATATTCGTCGATGATCTGCTGATATACCGCTTTGTCCGTGCCCTCAACCGTCCTTGCGTCCACAATTTTGGTGTTCCAAAAGTCACGCTTGGAGTTGTGGCATTCATAGAAGTAACCGGTGTTGCGACGCGGGTTGGAGAACGCTAACCAAAAGCGGTTTGGTGTGTTCTCAGTAAAGAATCCAGCAGTCACCGCCCAAATGGCGTCGTCAATACCGGACGCCTCATCAAAGATCACCATCACGCCGTCGTAGTTGTGAACACCTGCATACGCATCAGGGTTCTCGCTTGACCACAAGCGTCCTTCCACCGACCAATAGCGTGTGCCTTTTTTTAAGTCACGCTCAACCAGTTCGGTAATCCACTTAGCGGGCATGAGTCGCGTTGCGCTGACTTCAAACCAATGTGAGTTAAGTGACATGGCGAGCCACTTAGTAATCTCTGCCCAGGTGACCGATCGTAATTGGCTCTCCGAGTTTGCCGATATGATGGTGGTCGAACCAATTCGTGTGGAGAGCATCCATAGGGTTAGCCAACTGACCAACGCCGATTTGCCAATCCCGCGACCGGATGACGTTGCCATCCTGAACGTGTCAAAGTCAATCTTGCCGCCGTTTTGCTTAATGTGGGCGGTCAGGTCAGACAAGACCTCGCGCTGCCATTTGCGTGGGCCGGAGAAGTCAGCCAAGGGTGTGCCCTTCTGACCCCAAGGGAACGCAAACAACACAAACGCTAACGGGTCATCCTTGATCTTGGGCGACCAAAGCGCCGACATTAGACGCATCTCTTCGGCGGCGCTGTACTGTGTCGTTTGCATCCGTGGGTTCCATATCTATAGTTAACCGTTGTTCGGCTTGCTCAAGCGCAGTAATAATGCTGATCTGTTGCGTCACATCGACCTGCACTTGCTGCTTGGCCACCCAATCGTGCTTGTGTTTCAGAAACTCTAACGCCATCTTAGCGTCGCCGCCGACCGCTGCGTCGTACACGACTTGCGACATTGTCGCCTCCGCTTCCGCACGGCCTTGCATCGCCGCTAACTCGACCACAGGGTCTAGCTGGCAGAGTTTACGAAACTCTTCCGGCATCATGCCAGCGCGCAGCGCAAGTGCGTCGTTAGACAAGCCTAACTTTGCGGCTTCGTAGACGCGCAACAAACGCGACTCGGTGGCGCGGACTTCGCGGGGTGTGAAGTGTAGAGATAGCATTTTGCGATTGTAGGTCATGTAGGCAATTTATTATATAAAAAAATTTTGGTGGTCGTGTTGCCATTATTTTTATAAAAAAAATTTTGAGCGTGAACCCTACGCTAGCGGCTGTGACCGGCAGGGCCCTCCCCCCCCTACCCCAAGGATTTGCTTTTTGGCCGAGAGCCTGGTAGCCGAGTTGTTGGACAACCCACAATCTCACTAAGTCTTAGGTTGTTGGACAACCGACAACAGCCTGGTGCAGTGCAGCATTGTGCAGTGCAACATAAAGGATTACTTAATAACACTCACTAAGTCTTAGGACAAATACTCACTAAGTCTTAGCCACTCACTAAGTCTTAGGGCTTACAGGCTCACTAAGTCTTAGCCACCAATACTCACTAAGTCTTAGCCTTCCTAAATATAATTTAGCCGAAAAGCCAGCACACCAGGACTATTTTGTAGGTCATGTAGGTCATGTAGCCATGCAGAAAAAATCGCAACGGGCTCTTCAGCGTGTGCGCCAACGCTCCGACAATTGTGTGCCCTAAAGTAATACTTAATATTTTACAGATTTTAAATATATATCTAATAAATGACTATCTAATACTACAAGTCATTCAACAGACTGATTTATAAGCATTTTCTGTCGGTCTTTTTGTTGTTTTTGCTGACCGACCAAATAACCCACATGACCGACAAAATTGTGAGCATTTGTGAGCATTTTGCTAGAAATCTCTGTACACTGCTATAAATTCATGTACAATAGAATCTCTTACTTAAAAGGTGACCTACATGAAAAAGTACAAATTAGATATGACGCGCGACGTTGATTTTGACGGCGAAAGTTATATGTTTAACCTTTTACGTGGTTGGCGTTTCTATAACGACGCTGTACACGTGCGCGGTTTTGACACCTTAGCCGAGATACGCGCAGCGGCTAAAACTGACGTTATACCCTGCGCGTGTCGCGAATGTGCGCCCGCTGCCGAGCCACTTTTCGCTGCCGTTTAACTTTAAAGGACTACATCATGATCACACTTATGACAGAAGACGGCTACAAATTCTACTTATTAGAAGATGGCCGCATCGTTGATTCATTAGACGAAGATACCCGCGATATCACATTTGAATCATTTGAAGAATTTGTTCGCTTAACTCAGGAGTAATTGCCATGACCATAATTAAAACAGTAGACGATCACTTAAACCTGTTCTTTCGCGCCAAGGGCGCAAAGGTCAACACTAAGAATGGTTGGCGCAAACAACAAACCGACGCGTACATCATTCAATGGCAAGGCTCATCAGACTACGACAGCGGGTACCATGAAGAAACATTTATGACGCTCGAGGGCGCCACCGACGCATTAAACGCAAAGGCTCACAATGAATAAGATTCACGACACCATCGCAGCGCTGTTAATGTGCCTCGCTCTGCTACTGGCTATTTTTATGTAACACCACACACTAAGGTAAACAAAATGACACAAGTACACTTAACTTTAAAATCATCAAATGTAAAAACAGGCGCGATTCCTGTATCAACTACCGGGCGCGCATCATGCCCAACGTCTTGCCCGTTTCAAGCGGCCGGATGCTACGCTGACAACTACGGGCTGAATTTTCTGTGGAACCGTGTGACCAATGGTACAGCGGGCACCGATTGGGCGACATTCTGCAACACGATCACGACGCTGCCCGACGGCCAATTGTGGCGCCACAATCAAGCGGGCGATTTGCCACAAGACGGCCACGGCCGCATTGACGGCCATTTGATGGGTTACCTAGTCGCGGCCAATATTGGTAAGCGCGGGTTTACTTACACGCATCACGCGCCCGAATTGGGCGACAACGCCAAGTACATTAAGGGCGCCAACGATTGGGGCTTTACTGTCAATTTGAGCGCTAACACGCCCGCACACGCTGACACGTTGGCCGCGCTCGAGATCGCGCCCGTGGTAGTCGTCTTACCATCAACGCAAACCACTAACACCACAACGCCCCAAGGGCGCCCGATTGTCATTTGCCCGGCCACCACACGCGACGACGTCACTTGTGAGTCATGCCAACTATGCGCGCGCGTCGATCGTAAAGTGATCGTAGGTTTCCCCGCGCATGGCTCGGGCGCCAAAAAGGCCGAGCAAGCGATTACCTTTTGGAGCAAAAAATGACACGTTACGCGATTCTTACGGATACTTTTGTGACGGGTTGGGTGAATTGCTCGACAGGTGAAGACGGATACCCGTTGACGTTTGCTACGTTGGCCGAGGCCGAGCAAGAGTTAGCCGATCACTTAGCCAATAGTGAATTTTTAGATTTAAACCCCGACGACTATAAAATTGAGGAAATTAAAGCCATGACAAATTTAGAAAAAGCGCAGCAATTTGCCCTTGGCCAATGTTTAGGTACATATCCCGACGATGCGACATATGAGGAAATTTGCGGGTTTATACGCGACGACACAGAAGACGAAGACGGCGACGCGCTTGTAAGCGTGTGGGAGCCCTTTGAATACTGCGACGTGTTGCATATCATGGAAAACATGGTTAGCGCTGTTACTCGTTTGCTTGATGCGCAAGAGGTGGCCGTATGAATACGATATACGCTATTTGTCACCCTGATAATGACGGCGCTTTTGTACCGTGTTTTAGTAAAACTTTTGCAAGTATTCAAGCGGCCGAGTTTTCATTAGCCGAGTTTTTGGTCAATGATACCGTGGGCTATGTACGCGGCGATTTTAAAATATTAGGGGTGACAGCATGAAGTATAAAAATGGCCAGCCGGTCGAATGTGGCGACGTGGTGCACGTCAAGAATCGCGCCTATACCGTCTACAACATAGGTGACACGGTAACCTTGCGCTCTATGTGCGAGCGCGGGTATATCAAGCGCGTATTTCCCGCTGACATAGGCGCGTACATTCCACGCCTACATCCCGTCTTTGCGGGACTGATGCCTATATGACCTATTCACTTATCGCGGCCGCTACGGTCATTCTGTTAATTCTAGTTTTTGACCTTTAAAACAACGCCCTACGGGGCGTTTTTTACAGGCCTCAAATGAGTCACGGCCGCAAGTGGTGTACCTTCGCGCACAACAATACCCTCGGCCATCGCGCGCAAGTCGCTCTTGCTGCGCCCTGTCATGTCAGGGGCACAGTAAACCTGTTTTTTAGATACATACTCGCGCGACGACACGCGCCCCATGTCTACCCATTGGCACTCCATTAGCGCGTGAAGGAGCGCGCCTTGGCTGACTTTGTAGGTGCCGGGGGCGTTGATTGATAGCGTGTCACAGATCGCATGGAAGGGCGACGCGATCACGCCACTAGCAAACAAGCCCTTACGCTCACGGATCATATCGGCCAAAAATGACTCATTGGCACTCATACCCTGTTCGACGAGCGTCAATTTGAATTCAGTCATCGGGGGCGCGGCGCCTGGGTTAAACGCGCTCACGTCACGCGCAGCCAACCACGCAGCACACGCACTCACGCCTCCATTGTCAAACCATTTCCACATCGCTGCCCCCGCCTCTGAAGTCATACGGGGCGCGGTCGATTTAATCGCAAACCAGCGACGGTCTTGTGAATCTAGGGTAATAGGTACGGGGTCATTAGAAAATGCCAGCACTAGCAGTCTGTTGGCCATATCGTACGGGTGCAAGCCCTTACGATTGATCGACAGGTACTCAGGGGGCGCCGCGATCACGGGTTTAAGACGATTAGCAAGCGCGCGGCGATCCTTGGCATCGGGCTCACGGAGTTCGTTCAAAATTAAAATCTCAGACTCAAGCGCGTAATTAAACTGCGACGACATGGTGTCGGAGTCTAGCAGCCCTCGGTTAGTCGCGTTCTCACCACAAACACCCCAAATAAAGGGGTGATACATAGTGTCTTTGCCTGACCCTTGCACACCCGTGTGTAGGATCGCGTGGTTAATCTTGCGCTGCGGGTACTGCAACTTGAACGCCATCACGTCAAATATGTGGTTAAGCGACTCGAGGTCGGGCACCAACCGCTGGCAATGTTTAAGCCACGGGGTGACATCGCCCTTAATCGCTATGGGTCGGGCATCCCTCCATCTGTTGCCATAGACGTCACCGCCACGCGACACCAGTACGGTTTCACCCGCTGCGTACGTTATCCCCACAAGCGCAGGTGCGCCGCATTTTTGGCGTAACTCATCAAAGCAGACAGATGCCTCAATGTGACGCCCCGTTCGAGCAGACTTACACACAATATGGCGGTAGAGCGCGTTAAACGTGCCACGGCTGATCTCGCGCCTATCCTGCATATCAAAGTAACTATCATCGCTTTGAATGTACGCAAACCGCCCAAACCATTCGGCCTTTTCGACCCGTCCTAATTCGCGCTGTTCGATCTCAGATTGGCGTTTTTTGACGTCATCGGGAAAAGCCGCTGTGGGCGCGATAATCGAATAGGTTTTAGCCATAACTGACGCGAGTAATTCATCACGCAAACCTGGCGCGGCACTCGGCCCGCCTTGGCCTTCCACCCATTCAAGGAAGATATGGCTATCTAACTGCAAGCAATGGCTGTGCAAGCAACAGTATGCGCGCATAGACGGGTTGTAACGCCCCTGCGGGTTGCCGTCCGTGTGTTCGTGTGCATTGGGGCAAACCACGCCCGCCCAGCCTTCGCTATTGGGGCGACTGATGACCAAGCTATTCTCGGCCAACCACGCAAAGATGTTATCGGTGCCATCATCCTCTACTTTAATCGGCCGGTACGCGTTGGATTCGACGGGGCCGGAAGTCACGCCGAAGGCACCCATAATTTGCGGCAAACTAAACTCACGCTCGGGGTGAAATTCCGTCAGGATTGATTTAAACCCTGCGCGCTCGGGCTTGAGGTTAACGCTACCAGGTATCCTAAAATTCCGCACCGCGTTGGTGGCACCCTTATCGGTGTAACCGGCCTCGGCTATCGCTTTGATCGCTGCGCTGAACTCTTGATGCGTGGGTTGATCGTCTAACGCAAAGGTGTAGCCCCATTGAAAATTATCCGGTGAGGTTTCGATCTTCCAAGTGGGCTCAAGCGGAGGTGCTTTGGATTTGGTGCCCACGTCGTCAAGGACAAGAAAGGCAACATGGTCGCAGTTGTGGATTGATGCGCTGGGTTTGCTTTTAAACCGATCGACAATAAAAGATGCGGTATTGGCGTACCATGCGCCGCCCTCTTTGTACTCATGGGGGTAAAAAGCTGGCCATGTCGCCTTGATCGTGCCATCGGCGTGTTGTTCTTTTCCAACAGGCTTTTGCTTGACTAATAGGCAAGTTTCACCCTCGGGAGCGACTTTTGAAATATAATCGACGAAGTCCAATGCAATACTCCTTAGTTGTTTTGAAGCCACCCTAGCCGGTGGCTTTTTTTTTACTTGCCGTACCGAGTCATTGTTTGAATCTCGGCGTCTAGTGGCAGACCTTGCGCCCACGGGGGCGGCGTACACATAACTTGCTTTAACCGCTCGGTGACGGTTTCAGGCTGATCGGTTTCAATAACAATTTCGTCGTGAACGTGGAGTACAACGTCGTCAAGGGCTCGGAGAGCGTAACGTAATATGTCGTTCGCTGCGGCTTGGGTGACATTTTCACAGGCCAAGCCACGCCATAGTCGTGCGCGTGGCCACTCTTTAGCGTCAACGGCGGGCTTCCATGCTGCTTTGGCGTATGAGATACCATCTTCTTCAAGTTTGGCGTAGGGGTAACAGAGAATTCTGCCCGAGGGTAAAGCGTACCATAAGTGAACACCATCAAACAGGTATGTAACCCTACCCGCCACGATTTCTTTGCCCTTATTTCGCATCGCAATCATGTAGCCAGTTTCCAACTCTTGCCAGTACCTGACCGCCCATTGGTTAGCGCGGCGCCAGGCGTCCACGGTGCGCTGCGCGTCTGATTCGGTCATGGTTAACCCATACGCTCGACCCATTGCAGAGAACGCGCCAATACCCCCGCCAAACCCGCAAGCCAAGATTGCGACCTTACCAATCTGACGCTGATCGGCGGTCACTTGGTCTTCAGGTATCTTGTACATGGCGGCGGCTTCTCTGACGTAGATGTCACGCCCTGACCTAAACACGTCTAGCACGTCATCGCCGCGCCCTGACAACCACGGGGTCATGCGCGCTTCGATCTGAGCCCAATCGGCTACGACCAAGGACTTACCTTTGGCGGGTATGATCGCGGGGCGCAGCATCCCTTTTAAAACGTCTGTGACCCTCTTACCAAACTCGGGAACGATGGAACGTCCGAGAACCATGCTCTCTCTAACAGACTCGGGCGCTTTGGCACATTTTCTTGTGAAGTTGTGGACTTGAGCGCCGTAAGAAGACGCGCGGCCTGTTGCCGATCCTCCGGCAAAGACAAACGCGCCACGGACGCGACTATCTTCCACATCTGCCAAGTCGCGTAAGCGTGAGAACTTCGCAACGCTCGACGCCCAAAGATCATCGGCACATTGGATAACTTGCTCAACGTCGGGCGGTAAGTCTTCGACCGCGAGTAGGTTTGCGCGAACGCGCTTGTCAATCGAATACTTTCCATCTTCAATCTCCATTAGTTTTAAATGTTCTGTACTTAATCTTTCTTTAACCCATTCGCGCATCTTCGGCGAGCGGACTGACGTGATCGCGCCATTGGTGACGGTTCTGACAATGGACTGTATGTCCGCGAGTTCGATGGCCGCGTAAGAGATGGCTGCGCTGGCAAGATGCACATCCACCAGTACACCTCGGTCGTTGATTTTTTCGTTGACATGATAGTCCTCCAGTTCTTCATCTGATAAGGGGCGTAGGCTTTGACTGACGGCGCGCATGGCGCGCACGTCTTGCTCACAGTATTGCACCATTTCAAGCATCAGCGCAGGGTCGTCTTTAAAGGGCGGTACACACAGCGCACGGATAAGCTGCGCGCCACGGTAATCTTTCTTCATGCTTGCACCGGCAAAGCGACCCACATCCTCAAGTGAACCAGGCGCACAGTTGGCGCGCGCTTGTGTTGCGGTGCAATAGAACTGCTCTAGCTTGAAGTTGATCTGTAAGACGTACCAAAAGATCAAACGTTCAAAGGCTGCGTTGTGGGCGTAGATCAGGCCGGTGTGATCGCGTACACGCTTGGGGAAGGGCTGCGTAGGTAACCACGTCACAACGTCTTCATCGTCAAAGGCGTAGCTCATGCACAACACGTCGGTCGTTGCGTCTTGGGCGTAGTTGTAGACACCGTGACGTTTAAGGTCACAATAGCTACGGGTTTCAAAGTCAACCCATAGCATATTGCTTACGGATTTTGCCACCCGCCCCCGCATTGATAATCGCTGCGTTTACCCATATTTTGCTGCCAGTTGGCAGACGTCTTATGTGGCCCCGACGCAAGTGTTCGCGTGGGCTGCGGTGGCTGCCCCCTGCGTGGCCGTTGCCGGTGCCCGCTGGGCGGTCGATGGTCAGCACATGGTATTCATCAAAGGGCAACGCACCAAGCGTTTTGCTAGGTTTGCGGGTAGGTAATTTTTCAGCTTTAACATTACTGCACGCCAAAGCGTTAAGAAAACCAAGCAACGTGTCAGCGCCCAAACCCGACAATAAATTCATTTCTGTTTTATATTTTTCTTCTATCAAATGCCTTTGAACGGCAAAACTTAAACTATTGTCTGCGTTAACCCGTATAAAATTTATTTTAGGTATGCTTGCAAGCACAAAAGGCAACCACGCATTATCTGTTCCTCCCCAAACACATATCACTATACGCAATTCATCTTCAATCGCATGAATAACTATTTTTTTTAATCTTGAACCAACTAAAACAAATTCTAAAACAATATCTTTATAAGGCAAACGTAACTCAGTAATGTCAATAAGACCTTTTAATTTTGTATCTACTATAATTTTGCCATCATTCGGTAAAGTAAATTTAACCGCTGAATCTAAACCTTTTATTAATACATCTACAGGCATTTTTGGTAGTTCTTTTTTAATATAATCAAGTCGCCACGATTCGGCGTACGATTTTTTAATTTGACGACAAAAATTTAATGGTTCCATTTTTAATTTACCTTAATTTATAGGTGGGGGCGTTGATTTGGCCGTTACTAACTGCGCGTTGGAAGGCAAGAAAAACACGCGCTTACGACATCCTCAAATGCTTGCCTAACCGCCCCCTAAACCTTACTCTTTTGGCAACTGCGGTAACGCTTGCGCGCGGATTTTTGCAATCAAACCCTCAACCTGTTCGTAAGGTTGACGCCCTAGCATAGCCATGATCGAATTGACTTCTGCAACTGTAAGGTTCAAGTCAATCATGTTGCGCTCCTACGACGGCGGGCGGGTGCTGCGGCCTCTTCGGCAACAGGCTCGATAGAGGCGGGTTCTTCGCCATCCATGCTGACCCACGACTGAATGTCAAAAAGCGGTGTGAAGATACGACCATAGGACTTGTGCTGGTAGTGTTCTTTTTTAAGTAACACAACAGGCACAGGTTTGGTTTGATCTTTATCCACTTGTTCGGCAATAGCCACGGCTAAGGTCTGTACGCCACGTTTGCCACCGGCCGAGGTGGTGGTGTAACGCGCTTCCATGCCCTTGTCTTCGCCTGATACACACTTAAGCGACATACCGACTTGCGTTTCCCAACCTTTTTTGGCTTGGGGTGGCGCGTCATCAGTTTCAGGTAATGGCTCAGATACCGACACCATCTTTTCGCCCAACACTTCCCCATCGCCCCATGCGATAAAACCATGCACAAACGAAAAGGGATTGACCGCCCAAGTTGAGTCTGCTTCGACTTCGGTTTGGTCAGCACCAAAGACCCAATGACCGGTCTTGTCCATCTTAATGATGACAACGCCAGTCGGGCCAACTTCGGCTTGAATGGTACGCAAGGCTGTAGAGAGTGACTTTACTTCGGGTAATTTAGCTAAGTTAAACATTTAGAGTACCTTTTAGAGTAGTTTTAGGTTAGCGAGTTGCTTACCTAGATTTAAAACCGCTGGGCGCGGATCAGATTCCGCAGCCAACGTACTGCCCGAGCTCACGCTTACAGCTACGTCAGACGGAAAGTTCTTTTTGCCAATAATTTTTTCGGCTTGAGCGACAGAGATTAGCTTACTCTCATACGCTTTGTCACCTAGTAAATCTTTTGCTACTTGGTCATTCACCCATTGACGTGTGCCTCGTTTGGCGACCAGTTTGTAGCCTGGCACACGCACGTTGTTCTCTAACATATCGTACGCCAGTACACGCACCGAATCAATCCATTCTTCAAGCAGATCAGCTTGTGCAAGATACTCACCTATCTTCTCTGCGTCAAGGCGCACAAGCGCGGTTTTTAGCGCACGATCAACAGCACCGGTAACCATCGGGCAAGTGGGTTTGGCCGCGCACCAACGGCAATGCTCACCTGTCTGCATCTTGGTGCGCTTACCGTTGACGGCCGCAACCAAATCAAACTCAAACTCGGCGATACGTTTAGGCGTTGTCACCCAACGCTTTACCATCGGCGGTTGAACAATGATGATTTCAATTTCCTCAACATCCTCAAACACCCATTGAGTTTCAGGCGTGTGCATTGCAGCAGCAGCGTAAAACATACCTTGGTAGTTTTCAGTTGCCTCAACAGCCACGCCATTGCCAAACTTCCAATCCAAGACAATTGCCTTCTTACCGATCCGGCCAAGTAGGTCAGCACTTCCAAACACGCCTGGCAGAAGATCACCAAAGTTGACACTACTTTCCACAACAAACTCCATCTGCTTGTCGGGATCAATTTCATCCAACGCCGCAAGCGCCACAGCAATCTTGTCATCGTAAAGTTCCTGAGTCAGCGTAATGCCTTCGTAGACCATACCTACAACGTCGGTTGCCTTGCAGTCAAGGATTTGGCTAATGGCGTCGTGTAACAACGTGCCTTCGTCAGCGTACTTGCTAGACGGCTTTGGCGGCATTTTAGCGACCAGTTCAATTGAGGCAGGGCAAGCGATAACGCGTTTGGCAGTCGAGCCGCCGACAATAGTTGAGTGATTCATTTAAATTATCTCCACAGATTTCAACTTGTGTGTTTCACCGTCATAGGTAAATTTCACATTGTCTGAACCGTACCTGCAAATAGATTGCACACCTGTGTGACCGTAAGCAACTGTTAAAAATGTGCAAATGTCAGGTTTTGGTTCAGGCATTACACGATAGCGATTATGTTCATACCATTGCGGTATAGGCAGAGGAGTCCAATTACCTTCAGGTTCTTCAACTTCAATTTGCGCGCCGTTAGCCCAAGCGACAATCATGTCGTAATGTTTGTGTTTCATTTCGTGTAGTCCAATTTAGTTTAGAGAGATTTAATTGTACACGATTTTTTGCTTGTGCTATACTTTTTTACATCAAAGGAGAAATAAATGCGAAAACTAGTTTGGTTTAGCTGCGGCGCGGCGTCAGCGGTAGCTGCCAAGATGGCGGTTGATAAGTACCCCGACTGCGAAGTGTTGTACTGCGACACGTTGGCGTACGAACACCCCGACAATATGCGCTTTCTGAATGACGTCGCCAAGTGGATCGGCAAAGAAATTAAGCTATTGAAATCAACTAAGTACGCTGACATTTTTGATGTGTTCGATAAGACGGGCTGGCTGATCGGCGTGGGCGGCGCGCGTTGCACAACTGAACTTAAAAAGAATGTACGCAAACTGTACGAGCGCCCAGGTGACTTGCACATCTTTGGATTGACTAAAGACGAAGAGGCGCGCATAGAGCGCTTTGAAGACCAAAACTCAGACGTCAAAGTCGAGTGGATATTGAGCGACACCACTAAGAAAGATTGCTACCGCATCATTCAAGAGGCCGGTATTGAACTGCCTACGATGTACAAGTTGGGATACAACAACAATAACTGCATTGGTTGTGTCAAAGGTCAGGCGGGCTACTGGAACAAGATTCGTGTGGACTTCCCCGAAGCGTTTGACCGCATGGCCAAGCAAGAACGCAAGATGGGCGTGGCCATTAACAAGTCATATGCTGGCGACAAGAAGCGCAAGCGTGTGTTCTTAGATGAACTAGACCCCAAGGCTGGGCGTGATGTGCCGTTGCCAGACATTGAGTGCGGTGCTATTTGCATCACGCCTGAGCAAAAGTTTGAAACGGTGTCGCGCTATGAAGGAGTCTGAGGTTGAGCATTATTTTAAATGGGCGGTCGAACGCGCAGGGGGCAAAACGTATAAGTTCACGTCGCCCAGCCACCGCGGCGTAGCTGACCGTATAGCGTGTTTGCCCAATGGGGCGACATGGTTTGTAGAGTTAAAGACCAAAGGGGGTCGATTGTCAGAATTACAAAAAATTTTTGCTGCCGACATGGCGAGATTAAATCAAAACTACACAACACTATGGACTAAGGAACAAGTAGATGCTTACATTACGACCTTATCAAACTGAAGCCGCCGCTTTTCTCCGCGCGCATGACCGCGCAATGATACTGGCCCCCGTAGGAGCCGGTAAGACGGCGATTACGTTGACTGCTATGCAAGCCTCACCTGTGCGTCGTTGGCTAGTGCTCGCCCCCAAGCGGGTTGCCACAAGCGTATGGCCAGCCGAGGCTGTCAAGTGGGCACCCGACCTTGACATAGCCGTAGCCGTGGGCACTCCCGCGCAACGCTTGGCTGCGCTTGGCGCGCGCGTCGTTGTGACCAACTACGACAATCTGCAATGGCTAGCCGAGCAAGAGTTAGACTTTGACGGCATTGTGTTTGACGAACTGACACGGCTAAAGAACCCCTCGGGCGCGCGCTTTAAGGCGTTGTTAAAAGTCATTGAACCTATGACCGTGCGCTGGGGCCTGACCGGATCGTTTACATCTAACGGTCTAGAAGACGTGTTTGGTCAATGCAAGATCGTTGACCAATCGTTGCTCGGGCGCAGCAAGGGCGCGTTCATGCAAACGTACTTTGTGCTGATGAACAAAGAATACGGCGAGTGGGCACCACGCCCCAAGGCGTTGCAATCGGTGATGGAGCGTATCAAGCCCGCGACCTATTTGCTTGAGCCTGGTGAGTACGTTGACAAGTTGCCGCCATGCCACACCGTTGAGATGCGCTGTGACATGGACATGGTGAGTTATAAGACAATGAAACAAGACTTTGTGTTGTTGTTTGGCGATACACACATTGAGGCAATCAACGCGGCGGTCGTGACGGGCAAACTGCAACAGATGGCGTCAGGGTTTATCTATCACACCAACACAACGGCAAGCGAAAGCCCAGGTAGGTTTGATACCGTACAGACAGCAATATGGTTAAGCCGTCACAAGTTTGATTTGCTTGATGATTTACTAGAGGAGAATCAGCGTGCCAACACCATCATCGCCTACACCTACAAAGAAGAACTTGCCGAACTCAAGCGCCAGTACCCCCACGCCGTCACCCTTGACGACAAAGACGCTATTGACCGCTGGAATAAGGGAGAAGTGGAGTTGCTACTTGTCCACCCCAAGTCAGCAGGGCATGGGCTTAACTTGCAACACGGCGGTTGCAGGATGGTCTTTCTGTCATTGCCTTGGAGCCTTGAACTCTTTGAGCAGACCGTAGGGCGTATCCACCGCTCGGGGCAGAAGAATGACGTGTGGGTGTATGTGTTACTCACCAACAATACCGTTGATGAGAAGATTTGGGCGGCGTTGCATGACAAACGCGCCGTGTCTGATATTGCCTTGGAGGCTTTGAAATGACCCCCTACGAAAAAGGTTTTGAAGACTGCAAAAAGCAAGTCAAGGTTGCAATGGTTGCGGCTGTTGAAAATGCCATCTTAATGGAGCGTGAGGCTTGTGCGCGGTTGGTTGAAGAGATGGCTAGCAGGGTCGATGACATTCGCCGCGCGGTGCTTGAGGTTGCTGCCGAGGGTATTAGAGCAAGGTGGCAGAAATGACGCCTGACAAAATACTACGCAACCTTGAACGTGGGTACTTTATGACCCATGAAGAGCAAGACGAAACGGCTAAGTACATTCGGGATTTGCAGCAATCAAACAGAGCGATGCGCGAGGAACTCATTAGGTACGCCGACGAATTGTTCGCCGTGCGCCGAGATTTAACTGAGATAAGGAAACAACTTGATGAAAATTGATCTACTACGCGCGCAATTGTCTGCGACCAAGGACGTGTTGCGCCACAGGCAGAAGTTAATGAACGAAGCGACACGGGCCTACAACCGTGTTTTTGTAACTGTTAAAAAACTGGAGGAAAGATATGCAAATCACTTGGCGAAAACTAAATGAGAACATGGCCACGCTGACTGAAGAAGAGATCATGGCTATGCTTGAGTACGAACGCACCCACGAACGTAGGGTGAAGATGTTGTTGCGCTTGCACCAGCGCGCGAACTCTCTGCGTGTGGCGCGTGAGCGTATTGAACTGTTGAAAGAGGGTCTGCGGCCATGAGAACAGGCGACAAGATAATGACCTTTTGTGGCACACCTAAGACCGCGCAGCAACTTGCCGAGCATTGCAAGGTACAGCGCAGCAGCATCTACAGCGCGTTGGGTCGACTACAGATGAAAGGTCTGCTTATGCGCGTAGGTGATGGTGTAGAGCCAGCCACTTATGTACTGACCAAACCCACGAATATGCAGGTCTGCGAAAACTTGATGGTCAAACACGCCCATAACCCTTTTGGATTACGCCCATGATTGACCGCGACACAATACAGAAAGCAATATATGCGTTGGACTTGGCGCAATCGCTGCTAGAGAAGAGTGGGCATCATCAACAGATTTTTGATGCTTACACAAACTTACGTCAAGCGTTTGCGCCTGACCTTAGTATTGAAGCAAACCGTGTGGCATATGAAGTTGCCATGCACTACGCAAACAAGACAAAGGAAAAACTAGGATGAGCTACATCGTCGCATCCTTACCCCCGCTCAAGTGTTTCGTACGCCGAGAGTTTTTATACAACTTCACCAAGGGCCACGGCGAATACGAACCGGCTATTTGGGTGAGCATCAAAGCACTCAGGGGTCAGGTGTTTCGCATTGAGAGCCTTCTGCCCGCCTACAGCGCGCTCTACGACAAGTTGCCTATCCACGCCTATGTGTGGCACACCGATAGCCCTGCGGCACTTCCTATTGACGTCCTACAGCTTTGGGATTGTATGGGTTACAAGTTTACGGTCATTGAGAAGATCGGGTTGCGTAACCTGGGCGTTAAGTTTATGTCTAAAGACAAGACGTGGGTGTACGGCAAGTACCTGTTTACGGTGGACTTCTGCGCCGATGGTCAAGACGTGGACACTGGCTTTACCGAACAGGCCGAGGAACATAAAAGTTTTAACTTTCTCAGACTCGACAATGGTCAGTTTGCTTGTCAGCCTAACAACCGGTGCCTGTGGTACGACCAAAGCCTTATCCCTGCTGACACCAAGCACCCTGACTTTCAAGCAGCACAAACTTTTTGGACGGTAGACGGCACACGCAAGTGGACAACCGGCACCGATTGGTTTTATAACATTGAGGAGAGGACATGACCGAAAACCAAGTGTACAAACAAATCATCGAGAACCTTGCACAGATCGACGATGACATTGCACGGCTGCGCCACCAGCACTTGATGCTACGCGTGGACATTCAAATTCTATTGGAGAAACAAAATGGTATACGACATAATAATGTGGTTCTATGCGTCGATGGCCCTGATGGTAGCGGCGCTCTTGTGGCTGTTTAACACACGCGAGAAGCCCCCACCAACATTTCCGCCCGAGTTAATCTGCGACGGCTGTGGTCAAGTCTGTAGTGATCTTTTAGGAGGGTATTGTGAATACTGCATCAAGAAATATTAACCGCACTGACGCCAACTGGACAGGGCGCATCGCGCGTTCAATCCACACGGGGCGGTACGTTCGACCGTACATTCCCCTGTGGCGCCGCGCGCTTATGCGAGCATTGAATTGGCTTTGACTTTGACGTCAGCCACACGGTTTAGCCAGCCTTTGCCAAAGGTTGCAAAGGTGCCAAGGGAGCGGTAGAAGTCTTCCTTGGCTTGGCTGAACTTCTCAATCAGTTCAACAGGATCAATGGCTTGCACAGCAGCTAACGTCATGGGGCCAAACCCACCGTCAGGTGTCACACCCACGGCAGATTGCAATAGCTTGATGGCGCGCCCAGGCCCCGCGTTCACCCCAAAATCAAACATTAGGTAGTCTAGCCCGACAGGAAGATCGTCGGCGCGCACGGCATCCCAATACTTTTTCTTGTACAGGGGCTCGACCTTCTCAGGCGTCAGGCTACGCATCTCGGCTTCATCACTTGCGCGGCCTACCCAGTTTTCCCAAGTAGCTTGGGTAACACCTAAGTTTGTCCGACCACCAGGGTCAGCGGGGTGGTCAACATAGCCCCCTTCCGACTTCAACATCAATTTAAAAGCATTATCCCAATTACTTAGCATCGTCTTTGCCTATTTTAATTCCGGCGATTGTTCCTACAAACGCGCCGGTGATCATATTAAACGCAGGGTTGATTAACTTAAATATTTCAGCGTTATCGACTAATGGATCAAACAAACCAATCAGCACCACAACCACCGTGGACAACAGCACGATGGACAACGACACGCAACAGATTATGGTGATGCGGTCGGCAACGGTCATTTTCTTTTCATGTCAATAATCTTCTCAAGGGTGCGCCCACCGAAGTAGAAGGACATAATAAGCATGCCCCATTGCCCAAGCAACTCAACATACTTCTCGTTTGTATCAAGATCAAACGCTGACATCATGGCGAAGATAAAGTAGCCCGCTAGGATGGCTATGAGGGTCATAGGGCGAATGTTTTTGGAGAGCCATGAGTCAGACCTCATGTCGTTCTCTTGGCGCTTGGTGAGTTCGCCTTGCTCTTGCATATCAGCTTGCATCTTGGCAAGTTCGCCATTCTGCTGCATCTGCATGAGTTCAAGCTGGGCGCGGGCTTTCTGTTCGGGATCGGGAAAAAACTTGTCCAGCACCTTCATGCCAATGCCAAGAATATCCATGATAGGGAACATTATTTGTCTGCCTTAGCTTCAAGTTTATCGAACAAGCGGTCAAGCAACATCTCAACGCGGTCAAAGCGTTTGTCCATCTCAGACTTAATTGTGTCGATCTCGGACTTCTTGACATACGCGTCGCTGACGTGCAACTTGAGATTAGCAATGTCAGTCTTGAGTTCTTTCACAGAATCCCATAACTGACGACAAAACCATCCACCCACCGCGAGTAGACAACCGGCACCTAAGTTGATGAAGTTCTGCCAATCCATTAATCTTCCCTTAATGCGTTACGGTTGGTGCGGTTGGTGATCATGTTGTTCTGAATTGCGGTGCGCGTCTTGGGGCCTTGTTGCTTGCGTGATGCGTCAGCGCGAGGCGCCCGTAGATTTTCCTCCATCATCTCAGCAACATCAAGCATTTTCTCGCGTGAGGCTTGAGCGGCACGAATATCGGCGTCGGTCTTTGCACGTTTGGCAATCTCTTCAAACGCCCGTGCTTGCTCTCGCGCTTTGACAACGGCACCCTCGACCCACTTACGGTCCATCATGCGTTCGGCAATAGCCTTGTCGCCCAAGGCTTTAAAGCCTGGGTCAATCTCGGCAATGTCAAACTTGGTCCTTTCCCACGCAATCTTTTCAGCGGCGGTCAAGTTAAAGGTTTGCTTGGACGTCACTTTGTCAACAGCGGTTTTAAGCGATGACATATAGTTTTGGAAGGTTTCGGGCGTAGCGCCGCGAATGCCTTGGCTTACTGGCGTCAGTTTGCCGCTGACAGGGTCTAGATCAAGAATCGTACCCCCGCGTGTGGGCGCACGGGCGCTAGCTTCAGCAGCCAACCCTTGGGCTTCAGCCGTTTGAGCCATACGCGCGCGCCTTGCGTCTTCTGCACGCAATCTAGCCGTAACTTCGGGCGCCTGATCTAAACCAAGACGCAAAGCGTTGACCGGTGCGGGCGCTTGACCTTGTGCCATTGGCTGACGCGCGTCAGGTCGGTTGGGGTCAAAAGGCATCCGCACGGTTTCGCCGGAGGGGAATACAAAGTTTGGACCATTACGCGGGTCAAACGGCACAATGTTGGATTGGCCAGGCTCGACAGGGCGCAAGTTGTTGACCGGTGGACGGTAATCTGTAGGGATGGCCCGCGAGGCTTGGTAGCTTGGCGACGTCATGCGCTTGGCTGAAATACGCCCCGCAATGTCACTACCTAGCGCGCCTATACCCATACCCGCTGCGGCGCCCACAGGCCCCGCCAAGCCACCTATTACGCTACCTACTAACCCACCTACTGTGGCGCGTGACATACGCGGTAGGATGGTTTTATTGGTTGCGTTTAAACGACTGACTTCAGGGTAGTTTGCTGCAATCAAAGCCAAGTCGCCTACTACACCTGACATGGGCTTGCCCTCGGCGGCCATCTTGCCAAGTATTGACGGGTCAACTTTACCTGTTGCAAAATTGGTTGCTGACTCTAAATCATAGATTTGCGCCATGCGCGTACGCGCGCGGTTAAAGTCGCTGCGCGCTTTAGGTGACTCAAGGCTAGACGTAATAGCGTCTTCAAGCGCGGTGGCCGCACCCATCTTAGCGTTGGCGTTGGCGCGTTGTTCAGGCGTAATTGGGTTGCCCGCTTTCTCGGCGTGGTAGATACCTTGGGCGTCTTGGCGCAAGCTGCGGATGCTATCTAGCAATTTTGTACCGTTGCCGCCTTGGGCTAAATCAGCTTTTAGCTTATCAACAAACGCGTTGGACTTTGCCGCTTGGCCTGTGTCGCCGTACAACGGCTCGACATATAGACGGTCAAGCGATTGCAAAGTCGTTTCGGGAATAACCACCGAGGGAATGTTACGCACAGCCTCATACGGCCCCGACACTTCGGGCGCCGCGCGCGCCGTGTCAAACGCTTTCTTATCTAGTACGCTGTTCTGCCCAAGCCCCAAATCGTCTTTTACAATCGCTGCCCATTTAGGTTCGTTGTATACGGCTAGTTTGGTGTCTAAACCTGTTTCGCCCACAACCGCTGACTTCAACCGGTTGCGCGCAGTCGGGTTTGATAGCGCAGGGTCAAGCGCAATTTCGTACTTTTGGGCTAACTGAGCAGCCTCAATCTGAGGCGCACGTTCCCAACTCTGCGCAATTCTCTTTTCGGTGGACTTTTCAATAGCTGCTTTGATTGGCGGGATGTCTTGAATCGCACTTTTAACCGTAGCCGCGCCTTCGCGAACGTAAGGCGTGGCCATCTTGACGCCTTTAGGCGCGCCAATGGCAAGTGTCTGTGCCATGTTGACAACGTCAGGCGCGGGGATGCCTGTCCTTGCAGACACCCAATCAGCGCCCTTGTTAATGTTTTCGCTGATAAACTGCATGACTTGATTACTGGCCTCGCCTTTGTATTCGGGCGTTTCAGTAACACCAAAGGCTTTACCAAAAGGCTGGTCAAGGGCGCCGGTGAGTTTGCCGGTAATCTCTTCAGCGCGTTTGGCGGGCATATTAACGCCAGGCAACACGTTTGCCGCGCGGATAAACGGGTAGGCTACTTGACCGGCGACAAAAGGAATAACGCTGCCCACGGTCGTATCAAGCGCGGATGCTGTAGCGCGGCCAAATTGCGTAGCCATGCTAGGCTCTTCTCGCCGAGGCGCGGGCATACCATTGCTAGGCGTTAACCCAATCTTGGTGTAAAAATCCGTTTTTGGCATATCTGCATAGAATTTGCTATGCAATGCGTCGGCTAGCGCCGCGTCCGGCATATCTGCATATTGCGGATACTTTTCGCGAACTTCAGCAATTGTTGCCATTATCTAATTCCCAATGGGTCTTCCGGTGCGCCCGCAGGGGGCGCTGTGCCTGATCGTTGCATACGGGCTCGAGCGTTCTCTACACCACGTTTTAGCACACCTTGGTATTCGCGCGCGGCGGTTATATATTCCTCTTTAGATTGTGCCAAATCCATACGGGTGCGCGCGGCCGTAGCTTTATCACCTTCTTTCTCGGTGATAGCGCCGCCGCCTTTAAGGGCTTCAAACGCATCTAAGAAAGCTTGTGACAAAACTTCTTTATGCCTAATTTCAAAGTTTTTACCTTCGGTGCCGGAGAAGAATCGCATAACGCCGCCGCCTAAACCGGTGGCTTTGCTTAACCCTGGGTGAGGCTGGCCTTTTGCACCTTCTAACGGATTGCCTCTTGCGTCTACGCCGCCAATCATCTCATCAATTTTACGAATAGCGTCGTTGTTCATTGCAATTGCTTCAGGTACTTTTTGTATTGCGGCTTGTTCTTTTTCAACCGCAGCGCTAGGTTTACCAGCTTTAGGCACCACGCGTATGGTTTCGCCGCGTTCATTAAATTGCGTAACATCGCCAGCAGCGTTAACGGTTTCTTTCGCTACTTTTTGTGGGTTAAACGTAGTTAAAGGTTGCCGCGCAGGTGCGGGCGTTGCCGGTGGCTGTACCAAAGCGTTAGTTACAGGCGCCGCGCCCGCAGCAGGCTGAGGCGCTAAAGCGTTTATTGGCGCCGCTCCACCACCTGTTGGCTCGGGTATGGTAGTGATAGGACCAACAGTAACCGTACCGCTTGGTTCAAGTTCAGGCATCATCGCATCTTTTATTTCGCCGGTGCGGTTATTTACCAACACTACACGATCCCCAATAATACCTTTAGTCCAAGTACCACTTTGTTCCATTTTTAAACGTTGCCGTGCAGTTTCAGCTTGTTGATAACTTGCGCCCGAACTTACGTCCGTGTTACGACGCGACGTTTCATCTTTAAAAAAACTGTCCAACCCCATTGCGGATTTTTTAAGTACGGTATTAAACCCTGACGTTGAAATTTCTTTGTCTAAGTTTGCAAGCGCAATTTCAGGCGTTAATCCTCGCGCTTTGAGCGCAGGGCCCATTACAGGGTCGTTAAACTGGCTAACCGTGTATGCGCGTAAACTTTCAGGCGAGTTAACCATCGTAAGGGCTTCGCGAGAGTTTTTATACGCCGCGCCTAACAATTCGCTTTGTGTTTTTTGTCCGGCTAAGTATTTAGCCTCAATGTCTAACGCCATTTTAGGGTTAGCTGCGCGCAAACGCTGAACAAACGCGGGGTCGCTTAAACTGCCACCGGATGCAAAAGCATCGCGCAATGCGTTTTGTCCTTCATACTCTTGTTGAGCGCTTCGCAATTGCATCATTTGCCCCATTTGGGCAAGCATATTAGGCTGTTCAATTGGGCGTACGCCTAGCGCAATGTTGGTATCAAGTGCCATTATGGTACTCCAGTAAAGGGCGCAGACTGCGTTTGTCTATCTCTTAACAAATTAAGCATTTGGTTTTGATAGTAAGCATTGCTTACGCCGCTAATGCCTTGATTGATGGCGTTAGCTTGCCCGACATAACCTGACGCAGTTGCGTTAGCACCGCTAGTAGCTAGGTTAGTTGAC